GTTCTGTTAAAGTAGTCTTTCCGGAATCTATATGTGCGGAAATTCCGATATTGCGATGCTTCTCTATATTTTTCATAAGCGTACAAATATAGCAATTTTTAGCGGATTTGTCAATAGAAAACGGCAAAAATGCGTTTTTTGCTGCTATTTTTGTTGAATTTTCTAATTTGTTTGTGGAAAAATGGCCCCCAATCCCTTGACATAACCAATTTATTTTTCTATATTTAATCTCAAATGGAGAATACCATATACATCATAATAAAAGGCCTCGCAGGGCAGGCAGGGCGTGTTTAGGCGGCTTTGTCTAAACAATGTCATAAAAAGAGATATCTATTCGCTCCAAATCAGAACCTTGCACACGTGCAGGGGCACATTTCCGTTCTGTTCTGCCTTCCCGCAGGCTTGCAGGCTACAATTTCAACCTAAAACAAAGGAGTGTCACCGATGAAAATTAACAAAATCAACCTTAGGCACTTGCGTAACGACACGCATTTCCAGTTCCACACCGAGTTCAAGGACTTGGTGCAGAAGCACAACCCTCAGGATTTGGAGGGCAAATACGCTCCCCATGTGGAAGTGGGTCTTGGTCCTTGGCTTGCCGAGCTTAAAGCACGGAATCTGGCTATGCAGGCGGGCAGGGTGTCTAAGAGAAAGGGAAAAAATTCAACAGCGGGAGGTTCTCATGAAGAACGTTAAAATTATTTTGCTTACGGCAGGCCTTGTGCTTGCTATGGTATTCACCTTTTCCTGCTCGTCGGACGATAGAGGCGATGGCGGGTCTTCCTCAAGCGAAGGCACTCAAGGCAATGTTTCCAGTTCTTCCGATGGTGGCGGTGGAGACCTGCAGAGTTATAGCTACTGCGTTTATATTGAGGCTCAAGTGTGCCTTGCTGGCCCTTATATAGATTGTCCCGGCGGGGGAATACCGAGCAATAGCTGTCCTTTCGGTGATGTTGAGCCAAGCAGTTCGTCCGGCGAACAGGGAATTTCTTCCAGCATTGCCCCAAGTAGCAGCTCGTCCGCTTCGCCCAGTTCGTCAAGCGTTGTGCCGAGTAGCAGTTCGTCAGTTCCGAGTTCAAGTTCATTGGGAGGTGACTATACCGGTTCCTACGGCTCCTTGCCCTATGAAGGCCAGACATACAAGACCGTAGTCATAGGCACTCAAACTTGGATGGCGGAGAATTTGAATTACGATGTTGAAGGCAGTAAATGCTATCGCAATGATCCTGCCAATTGTGCGAAATACGGTCGTTTTTTCAGCCCTAATCCAATCCAAAACCGGATTGACATTATTTTGGTTCGCAAGGCACGGCAAGAAGTCTTTTATATCCCCTTTGGGGAAGTCGTTTAACGAGCAAAGGCCTTTGACATTGGCGTAAAAATCGTTTGCGGCATCGGGGCTGTTTTGGGGCACGCCATTTTTTTTGTATTCTATTCTTTTCGTGATTACGTTGTAGCTTATTTCCATTTGGTAGTAGTCAAGCATCGCTTGCAAATTATCTTCTATTGATATAATTTTTTTCTTCGGGGTTTTGTACGGGAATATGGCTTTTGGAACGGGCATTTTCAAATTCACCGAATGGCTATCCTGTTTGCCAACCTCTATGTGTATGAATTTCGCCAAGTCAAATTCGGGATTTTCAAGGTTTTCCATAACCAAGTCCGCAACATCCCAGCCATCGTCATCTTGCTCCCGCTTCACATTCAGCAAAATCCCGCTGTATTTGCCGCAAATAGACCGCATGGCCTCTCTGCCCGAATCATCGTTGTCGGGCCAGCAGATAATTTCCCTGTTTTGCAAGGCCCGGAAATCGGCCTTGTCTATGGATTTGTCGCCGTTGGGCCAAGTTGTCGGAACAAATGGGTAATCTTCCTCATCGCTGTATTTGTTTGAGAGATAATAGCGCACGGCATCAACGCATTTTTCCCCCGAAACAACAAGCACCGTTTTTTCAGGGTAACGGGCAAGAGCATCAAGCCCGTATAATGGCCGGTTGCTCGGAATGGCCTTGTATCTCCATGCCAGCTTCCCCGAATTGTCACGCCATAGCGTGAGTGGGCGAATATCCTTGCCGCCTTCGGGCTTTTCAAAACGGTAAACGAAGCAGAGGGTGTTGCCCTCCGCATCCTTGTATTCGTATTTCCTGTCCGGCGCTAGAAGGGCTTCGCCGATTTTAGTTTGCTGGGGAGGCTCAGGGGCATCTTGGGGAACCGGCAGCGCAAGCTCCCAGCCATCCTCCGCTATGGTGTTGCCTGCCTTTGCCTTCGGTTTTGGAGCGGCTGAACCCAGCGAGTATTCGCTCTTTATCTTTTTCAGAGCCTCGCCCTGCTCGCAACCGTTGAGGTAGGCATACAGGCTAATCAAGTCGCCGCCCTTCTCGCCCGTTGCGAAGTCCTCCCACACGCCGCTTTTGGCGTTTATGCAAAAACTCCCCTTGGAGCTATCCGGGCGCGTAGGATTGAGGGCCGTGTATTCGCACCCGGATAGCTCCCCATCGGGAAGCCACTCCCGCAGATACGACACCGCATCCGCAAGCAGCAGCTTGCTCACCTCTTTAAAATCTAATCGCATGGATGCTCCCTCGCCAATATTGACGAACTACACCATATAGGCCAAGAATGCCGCTATAAACATAGCGGGGCGAGGGAGCAATTTCTAAAAAAATCTTCATAAAATGCCTATATGGTAAGAATAAATATACAATTTTTTTCGGGAAATGTCAAGTTTTTTTTGCTTTTTCAGAAAAAAATCTTTTTCTTTGGGCGTTTCGTTTTTTTCTAGAAGTTTGCCCCCGTTTTCGGATTTATCTACACCCCATCGCCAGCGAAGCCGATAACTACCGCCTCCGTTCAAGGGTGCAGATAAATTCGCTATCTGCACCCTATAAGCAGTTCTGCTATCTGCACCCCGCTACGAAGCCGATAACTACCGCCTCCGTTGCCCATTGGGTGCAGATAGGGTGTAGATAGGGTGCAGATAAATTCACTATCTGCACCCTTGAACAAACCCCTATATTATCGGGTGCGGTGCGGATAGGGTGCAGAGGGTGCAGATACATTCATATAATAATAATAATAATAATAATATGTTGTACCGTACCCACGCACCCGTGTACCCGCGCGTACGTACAGAAATAGCATCACAACCACAAAAAACTCTTTTTATATCTCTTTTAAAGTTTTGCCCCCGTTTTCGGATTTATCTACACCCCATCGCCAGCGAAGCCGATAACTACCGCCTCCGTTCAAAGGTGCAGATAAAAAAAACATCTATATTCATCTGCACCATCTGCACCCTCGTTTTTTACCCCGATTGCCAGCGAAGCCGATAACTACCGCCTCCGTTGGCAGTATAGAGAAATTTTTATCTGCACCTAATTTCACCCTATCTGCACCCCAAGGCTCGGATAGGAGGGGGTTTTTGGGGCGGTTTTGGGCGGTTTTTGGGGCTGAAAAATAGGTTCTTACCGTCTAGGGCCTAGGCTACGGTGGCTATGCGAGTTCGATTCTTGGCTTGTAGCACTCCACTAAAGAGGGTTAATGGTTTAGGGCGGTTTTAAGCCCTTCTAGGGCGGTTTCTGTACGTTTATTTGTATATTTGTTGTTAAAATCAAAGCCCGGAGTATTATTTATGGCTGTCAATGGCACAAATGCAAGTGTTAGGAACTTTAATACGAAAAATGATACAAAAAATAAACTCATAATAAATGATACTATCAAATTTGAGGAACAACAATCATTTAAATTTCCGGATAAAGCATCAATCAAAGAAACTGCAAAAGAAATTACAGAGGAGGTACGAATACGCATAATTGAAACCTTGCAAGATGCCATAGGCACGGGCGAAATTTTTAAAATCCGCTATAATGGCGGTTCTCAACCCGGAACAATGCGAGAAATCATGCCTAAAAAAATTGAAGGTAAATATCTAAAAGCTTATTGCATAACTAGTCAAGAGTTTAAATCTTTTATAATTGATAAAATAGAAATAGCTTATGGAAGTGAAGAGGTCAATTACAACATAGAATTAAAAGGGAGCATTGAAGAAAAATTTGAATTAAAGTGTTATATATGTAACGAAACTTACACCATATCTAAAAATTTCAATAACAAAGCAGAAGCTGAAGAATTTAAGCAGTGGCTATATAGTCAAGATATCCATTATTGCAAACGTTGTTTAAAAAACCTAAAATATGAAGAATTTATCGAATCATTCAAAGAGCCGATAAAAGAAACTCCTAAAAAAACAGAACCATCTGCAATAAACATCCCTGAAATTATTTTGCCAAAAGTAGAAAAGAATCTTGATTTTTCAATACCGAAAGAATACGCAAGTATTTTTGAAAAGTACAAAGAACTTTGGAAGGGCTTAGATTTAAAATTTGAATTTGAATTTAAATTAAATAACATTTTTGCAATGTATGAAAAAATAGAAAAAGGAACTTGGAATAAGAAATGCTCCTTGTATCTCAATAAGGAATGCTCCGAATATGATGGGTCATATACTTATTTTGTAAATTATGGCAATGAATTTGATAATTTGTACTTTAATGATTTTGAAGAAGCAGCAGAGTTATTCTTTATATTCTGCCATGAAATGGTTTTAAAAAATAAAAAAGTGCAAAAAAGAAATATTGATTTACCTATACCTATTAAGTTGGAATATGATACATTCGCCGACCCTAGAGATGGTAAAGTTTATAAAACTGTAAAAATAGGATACCAAACTTGGTTTGCAGAAAATTTTAATTACAATTCGCCAAATTCTAAATGTTATGAAAATAACCCTAAAAATGCCGATAAATACGGGCGACTTTATAATTGGGATGATGCTGTTCAATTATGCCCTAAAGGATGGCGATTGCCAATAAGCACAGATTGGAATGAACTTACAAAATTTTCAATTATATTATCACATAAAGGAAGGCTAAATGATATTTATTTTCTTTACGCCGGAAAGCAGTTAAAATCAAAAGAAGGTTGGTTTAACACTAAAGGCGTGCCTATGGGTAATGGCATAGATGCTTTTGGTTTTTCAGCTTTGCCAGGAGGTTTTTGTGCAGGCAATCAATTTGTAAATCTTGGATTCACAGGAGAATGGTGGGCTATTCCAGAAAAAAAAGATAAAAAGAAAAAAAAGATAAAAAAAGATAAAAAAGATGACGAAGATGATAATAGCTATGAAGGAAAAGAAAATTTAATTCCAGAAATTATAGATAACAAAGAAAATGCTCCTAACTTAGGTATGAATTATACAACTAACAGATTAACATATTCCCGTTTTAAAAAGAAGTTATTGCTTTCTGTTAGATATATAAAAATCGAAAATATTTTAGATAAATTACAATATGCTATTGTCTATGGTGAATTTTTAGAAATCTGCTATTATTATGATTTAAATTCCGCAAAAGTACTAAAAATAATACCTAAGAAAATAGATAATGAATATTTAGAAGCTTATTGCTTTGCTAATTTAGAGATAAAAAATTTTAAAATCAATAAAATTAAAAAATGTAAAGTTTTAAATAATAATAAAAAAAAATTATTGGAAATTTTTTTTAATTTTAAAAATAAAAAATAAAGAAAAAGAATATGAAAGATAAACGTCAAATACTGCAAGATGCCATAGGCACGGGTGAAGTTATCAAAATTCGTTATCATGGCGGCTCACAGCCTGGAGCAGTGCGGGAAATTGTGCCTAGAAAAATAGACGGCGAATATCTAAAAGCCATTTGCTTAAATAACGAAGAGCTAAGAGCTTTTAGAATTGATAAAATAGAAATAGCATCCGAAGATGAAGAAATTACTTATGATAAAGACTTTAAGGGCTTTGAAAAGAATTTTGAAGTTAAATGTTCTATATGCCGTAAAACTTATATTATATCTAAAACTTTTTCTGATGAAATCAATGCGAAAAAATTTGAGCAATGGTTATATAGTCAAGATGAGCATCATTGCAAAGAATGCTTTCTAAAATTGGAAGATGGAGAAATAATTTCAGAAATTTTGAATGATGAAAAAGTAAAGGCAAGATTTTTAAAAACCTTTAAAAAAAATCCTATTGCAAACAAAGCGGGAAAATCATTGGATATACTACCTAATTCACCAGTTACATTAGAGGAATTGAAAGGAAACGCAATATCATCTTCTATTTTGAATAATAAAAAGTTAGAAACAGATATTCGCAATTTAATAAAAAGAAAATATCCTGACTTTGATAATGTTATTATTGAAACCGCAGATTTATATAATAAGTTCAAAAAATATTTAAGTAAATATGGATATGACGTAAAAGCTTTGCGTTCAGACTATATTCAAAAATTGTTAGAGATTATTTTTGAGAGAATAAAAAATAAGCTGGAACAGCAATCAATCAAAGAGCCGGTAAAAGAAACTCCGAAGAAAGCGGAGCCGCCTGCACCTGAACCACGCAACCCTGAAATTATTTCACCCAAAATATCCTCCAAAAAACCGCTTTTAAAATTTGCCAAAATAGTGGTTATTATTCTAATTGTTATATTGAGCTTTATGACGCTTATATGTTTTCTTGTTGTTTGTGATTTCATATCAAAAGGCGAATATGCCACTGCTATAGTTGGCATTATATTTACATCGCCATTTGCAATAGTAAATTATAAGCTGATAAAAAAACTGAAGAAATGAATTTCTATTTTTTTCTCCATGCCTAAACTTGTTGGCAATAATGAAATGGCGAAGCTGCTTGGCATGAGCGCTCCTGCGTTTGCCAAGGGTGTTCGCCAAGGCCGTTTCACCAGCTCCGGCAAAAGCAAGAAAGGCGAGCCGCTGTATAATCCTGCAAGCGTGAGAAAAGAATACGATGCAACGGCTGCTATGGCTGAATTCCAGGACGGCGCGGCAATGCTTCCGGGCGAGCTTAAAGGCGGCAGGCCATCGGGCAGGCAAACCGGCAGCCCCGAAATGCAGGACAACGCAAAAACGTATCTCAAAGCCAAGGCCGCAAACGAAACCCTCAAGGCGCAAATGCAGAAATTGAAATACGACTTGCAAATCGGGAAAGTTATAGACAAAGCCGCCGTGCACAAGCAGGGCGCGGAGCTTGGGGCTGTTATGATGGGCATTATAGATTCGTGGGCCTCAAGGCTTGCCCCCGAATTCGCCTCAATGAAGGAGGCAGACGAGCACGATTTCCATTTGAAATTGAGCAGGGAAACGAATATATTGAAGCGGGAAATTATCCAAAACTGCGGCGCAGAATAAAAATAAAATGTAGTTTATTGCGCTTGTATGCGGAATTTTGAAGATAAGCCTTTTTGGAAAGGCTTTTTTGAAGTGTTTCGGGCGATGCCTGAAATGGATGTTGCTGAATGGGCGGAGCGCAACAGAGTGCTTCCCCAAAGCGGCTCATCCACGCCTGGCCGGTGGCGCAACGAGCGCACCCCGTATCTGATTGACATAATGAAGGAGTTAAGCCCGCAGAGCAAGGCAAAGGAAATAATATTTTGCAAAGGCTCGCAGATTGGCGCAACCGAAAGCGCGCTGAATTGGCTCATGTTCAACATCGACACGCAGCCCGGGCCGTTTCTGATTTTGCAGCCCACGGACGGAATGGCAACCAGATTCTCAAAGCAGCGATTAACGCCATCCATTGAGCTATGCGAAGCCATAAGGGGGAAGGTTGGCGATGGCAAGAAATACGGGAGCAGCTTGCAGGAGAAAATTTACCCCGGCGGCTATGTGGTTATCAGCGGCGCGAACTCTCCGGCCTCGCTTGCCTCCATGCCCATAGGGAATGTTATATGCGATGAGATAGACCGATACCCGTTTTCCGCAGGCAAGGAAGGCGACCCGCTGGAATTGGTCGCCGCTCGCATTGCAACCTATCCCCGCGCGAAAATGTTTTATTTGAGCACCCCAACCTACAAAGAAACTTCGCCTGCGTGGAAACTTTACAACGATTCGGATATGCGCGTTTATATGCTTCCCTGCCCCCACTGCTCGGATTCGGAAGGCCAGCCCGATTCGGGATATTTTGAACTGAAGTTTGAGCATCTGCAATGGGAAAAGGGAAAGCCGGAAACCGTTATATGCTACTGCCCTCACTGCGGCGGCGGCATCGAGGAATACCGCAAAACAGAAATGCTCAAAAGAGGCAAATGGGTTGCGACCAATCCGGGCCACAGCAGGGTTGGCTTCCATTTGAGTTCTTTGTATTCGCCTATTGGCTGGCTATCGTGGGCAGAGGTGGCCCGCAAATTTGAGAAGGCAGGCAACGACCCGGAAAAACGCAAAACATTCATGAACACCGTTTTGGGTTTGCCCTGGGAAGGCAGCGGAGAAAAAATCGCAAACGAATATCTGGAAAGGCGCAGAGAGCCGTATGTATCGGAGGTGCCGCCCGGCGCTCTTATTTTGACAATGGCTGTTGATGTGCAAAAAGACAGATTGGAATACGAAGTGAAGGGCTGGGGAATAAACGAAGAAAGCTGGGGAATAGAATACGGAACTGTGCAAGGCTTCACTTCGGAGTTGATTTCAAATGACAAAAATTTCCCAACGGTGTGGCAGCGGCTTGACGAAGTGCGCCTCAAAAGCTACAAGCGGCTTGACGGCACGGAAATAAAAATAGCCTGCGTTATGATAGACTGCGGCTACAACTCGGACACCGTTTACTCATACACGAAGCCCCGCGAGCGCATGAGGGTTTTTGCCGTGCGCGGCTATTCAAGCCCGAACAAGCCGATAATGAACCGGCCCTCGCGCAACACGAAAAACAGGGCGGCCATATTCTATTGCGGCACGGATGCGGCCAAGGAGCTTATTTATTCGCGCCTCCAAATAGATGCCCACGGCCCCGGATACTGCCACTTTCCAGCGGACGAAAAAACGGGCTACGATGCGGCATACTACGCAGGCCTGATTTGCGAAAAAAAGGTGGCCGTTTACAGGCGCGGGTTCAAGCGGCTCGAATGGCACAAAGACCGAAACGCTCGGAACGAGCCGCTGGATTTGGCGGTGTACGGCATTGTTGCGATTAGGCATCTGAAAATAGACTGGGAGAAATTTTTGCCCAGCAAGGAATCCAAAGAAAATTCCGTTGCGCCGGAGCCGCAAAACGCAAAGCCAAAGCAGGCATTCAAACGCTCATATTCAAACGGCGTAGAGCTTGAAATTTAGTTTAATATCTTAACAGCAGTAAACCTTAACCGGCGGGTAAATAATTTTCTAGTCAAATGCTAGAAAAAAATGCTATGGAAAAAAATTCGCAAACAGGCTCGGAAAACGCTTGCGCCAATCCCGCAAGCTTAACTCCCGAATTTGCGAGGGAAATGGTTTCGCTCTATCTGAATGCGGAACGGGCGGTGTTGCAGGGGCAAGCCTACCAAATAGCCGGGCAGTCATTGACACGCGCCGATTTGGATAAGATACGCAAAGGGCGGCAGGAATGGCAAGAGATTTTAAACGGCTTGGCTGGCGGCGCGCGCCGAATATTCAGGCAAATCACACCGGCGGACTTCTGATGCGAAAGAAAATAAACGCAATGGCCGCCACACCTAACCTGTTCACGCTTGCGGAAAGCAAAGCCGTTTCTGCCTACGGCGATTTTTTCCAAGAAAAAATTTCCGCTCCGTATCAAGGAGCATCATCCAAGCAGTCTTTGAAGGAATGGGCATCGGCTGCGTTCACCACCGCCGATGAAGCGTTGCTGCCTAATGTTCAGACTTTGCGCAGCCGCTCCCACGATGCTATGCGCAACCAACCGGCGGCGCGCGGCGCGATACGCACGATGCGCAAGGGCGTTATTGGCTCCTCTTTGCGATTGCAAGCATCCATTGACAGAGATTTTTTGAAAATAAGCGAAGAGCAGGCGCAGGAGTGGCAAGCCAGAACGCAGCAGGAGTTCAGGCTTTGGGCCGAGAGCCGTAATTGCGATTTTTCAAGGCAGCTTACTTTCGCAGGCCTGCAAAAGCTGGCATTCGCCTCCCAAAGAATTGCGGGCGACTGCTTTGTTCTGCTTCCTTTGAAGCCTTTTCCGGGTATGCCTTATGATTTGCGGGTGCAGATAATAGATGCGGACTGCGTGTGCAACCCAAACGATTTAGGCGACACAGCGGAAATAGCAGGCGGCATTGAGCGCAGCGAAGATGGCATCCCAATAGCCATACACATACGCACCCCGCACCCCGCCGCATCAACATTCCGGCAAATTTCCCCCGCTTGGCAGCGCGTGCCTATTTATGGCCGAAAAACAGGGCATAGAAACGTGCTGCACCTTATGAGCGTGGAGCGAATCGGGCAAACGCGCGGCGAGCCTATTCTGTCGCCGGTGATTGAAACGCTGAAGCAAATAAGCCGCTACTCGGCTGCGGAGCTGTCTGCCGCCGTTGTGAATTCGCTGCTCACCGTGGGCATTGAGCGCCCGCTGGAAGATACTTTAAGCAATGCGGCTTTTAATTTTGAAGAGGGCAAAGAGCCTTGGAACAGAAACGACAATTACAAGCTTGGCGCGGGCACTTGGGTTGATTTCGCGCCCGGCGAAAAAGCGAACATAATTTCCGCTGTTCGCCCCAGCTCGCAGTTTGACCCGTTTTTTTTGGCAAACATAAAACAGATAGGAATGGCTCTTGGCATACCTTACGAAGTGCTGATAAAGCATTTCAGCAGCAGCTACAGCGCAAGCCGCGCGGCCATGCTGGATTTCCACAAAGATTGCCTTGACGAGCGCGAAGATTTCATAGAGGCTTTCTGCCAGCCGATTTACGAAGAATTTTTAACCGAGGCGGTGCTGAAAGGCCGCATCAATGCTCCGGGATTTTTGGCCGACCCTTACAAGCGGCTGGCATATTCGGGAGCGTATTGGATTGGCCCCGCGCAAGGGCAGATAGACGAAGTCAAAGAAGTCAATGCGGCTCATTTGCGCGTGATATACGGGTTCAGCACTCAAGATATCGAATCGCAAAAACTATCAGGAATGTCTTATGTTGATATTGTGAGGGCGCAAGCCGGAGAAAAGCGAACAGAAGATAAATTCGGATGGCATCCAAGCGAATCAAACACAAACCAAAACAATTCAAGCGAGGAAAAAGAAGATGGAGAAAAAACCGGCGAGCAAAGTGGTTCAGGCAATAGCGAAAACGCCGTGGGCAATAACCGCTGACGGGCTTGAGCTTGTATTAGGCATAGCTCAAAGAAACATAAGCGATTACGAAGCGGTGCTGTCCGCTCCCGCCGCAAGAAAAGAAGGCGGCAATATATCCGTGCGCGATGGCGTTGCCATACTGAATGTGATGGGGCCTATATTCCCGCGCGCCAATCTGTTTGCGGAAATTTCAGGCGCGACAAGCGTGGAAACGCTCGCGCTCAAATTTTCCGAGGCATTGAAAGACGCATCCGTTGAGGCAATCGTTTTGCACATAGACAGCCCCGGCGGTCAAGTCACCGGAATACATGAATTTGCGAACATGATATACAACGCAAGAGGCGTAAAGCCTATAAAGGCGTATGTATCCGCATTGGGAGCAAGCGGGGCTTACTGGATAGCGAGCGCGGCAGACAGCATAAGCCTTGATGCGACCGCATTGGTTGGAAGCATCGGGGTTGTATGCGCGTGGACTGACGACACGAAGGCCAAAGAAGCCGAAGGCTATCGGGATTACAAGATAGTGTCAAGCAAAAGCCCCAACAAGCAGCTAGACCCGAAAACAGAAAAAGGCCGCGAATCAATTCAAAAAAAAGCGGATGACTTGGCCGACATATTTATTTCCGATGTCGCTCGGAATAGAGGAGTTACGACTAAAAAAGTGGAAGAAAAATTTGGGCAAGGCGATACGTTTGTTGCCGCGGAAGCGATTAAGATTGGAATGGCAGATGAGCTTAACAGCTTGGAAGGCGTTATCTTGGATTTGAAAAATGTATCTTTGCGTCAAATGGGAGAAACCTTGATGAATTCTGACAAAAATTTAATTGAGGCTGCAACGGAAGCTGATAAAATTTCTAGTAAAACGCTAGAAAAAAATCCAGCCAGCCCGACAGCCAGCGAGTTGGACGAGGCGAAACTGCTTGCCCAAAATCCTAATCTTTACAACGCCATCGCGCAAAGCGGCATCGAAAAGGGCATAGCGCAGGAGCGCGAGCGCATCAAAGCCATAGACGGCATGAATTTTGCCTCCGGCAGCAAAAAACTTATTGAGGATGCGAAATACGGCAATCCATGCTCGGCAGAGGAATTGGCTTACAAAATTATCAAAAGCGGAGGCGAAGCCGCCAGCGGGTTTGCCGCCGACTACAAAGAAGATAAGAAAGCTCTCGACGGCATCAGGGCTTCCGCTGATGCGGATTCCGGCTCAACGGAAACTTCGTTTAATTCAGATATTCAGGCAATAGTGAAAGGAGTGAAAGGCAATGGCTAATTTAGGCGTAAACACAATAGGGCAAATGCAACCGCAGGAAATTCTCGCCGGTGATTTCCCAAATTCAACGGAAGAAGCAACCATCGCTTCCGGGCAAAATCTCAAGAAAGGAAGCGTGCTTGGAAAAGCAACCGCAACCGGAACATACAAACTTGTGGACAGCACAGCGGAAGATGGCTCGGAAACACCTTATTGCGTGTTGATGGAAGATGTGGATGCGACCGCTGGCGCAAAGGCAGGCGCTGCTTATCTCACGGGCGAATTTATCCGCACGAAACTCATATTCGGCGGCTCCGACACTTGGCAGACCCATTTGACGGCGGCGCGGCAGAACTCAATTTTTTTCAAGGAATCCAATGGATAGGAGAATTTTATGGTAAATAATTTTGCAGATTTGTACCAGCCGCAGAAAATGGCAGCGGCATTGCAGCAGATTTCGCCCCCGAAGCGATTTTTTCACCAAACATTTTTCCGCACGGCGGTTATGCACGAAACCCCCACCGTGCAATTTGATTTGTACAAGGGCAAAAGGCGCATAGCGGCGTTCGTGAATCCGATGCACAACGGCGTGGTTGTTGAGCGCGAAGGCTATGAAACTCGCGAGACCAAACCGGCATACGTCAAGGAAGCCCGAATATTGCGGCCAGCCGACACGCAGATTCGCATGATTGGCGAAAATCCGTATCAGCCGAAAACGCCCAGAGACCGCGCCGCCGCCATTCTTGGGCAGGATTTGGTGGATTTGGAAACGCGCCTGGTTCGCCTTGAGGAAAAAATGTGCGCCGATGCGCTTCTTACCGGAAAAGTAATTGTGAAGGGAAAGGGCTATGATACGCAAGTGAATTTTGGCTACGAAAACGGAAAAAACAAAATTGTTCTATCAGGCTCCGATTGCTGGAGCGACACGAAAAACAGCGACCCCATGAAGGACGTTGATGAATGGCGGCGCATGATAGTCCAGCGGTGCGGCATTCAACCAACCCACTGCATTGTGAGCCACGATGTAGGCTGGGCGATAATTGAGAACCTAAAAAACAAGGAACGCGCCGACAATACGCGCTATCTGATGACGGAGATAGCTCCGCAAAGCAATTTGCCCGAAGGCGTGAGCTATTTCGGCAGATGGCGTTTGCCAAGCGGAACCGTGGAACTGTATTCGTATGAGGAATGGTATGTGGACCCCGTAACCGGCTTGGATGTTCCCTTGATGCCATCGGGAAAAGTGCTGCTTGGCTCCGCAGATGCCCGTTGCGAATTCCACTACGGAATGATTCAGAATTTAAATTCATTGCAAGCCACGACACGTTTCCCTTCTTCATGGATTAAAGAAGATGGCTCCGCGCGCATGATTCAGCTTGAATCCGCTCCAATGCCTAATTTGTTCCAAGTGGATGCGTTCTTGGTTGCGGACGTTATGGAGGCCGCATGAAAGTAAAATTGAATGCCCCTGTTCGCCATGACAAAAAAAAATATTCAAAAGGCGATGTTGTTGAAATGTCCGAGAAACAAGCCGAAAGGCTTGTTTCTTTGGGCTTCGCAGAAGCTGCGGAAGCGGCAGAAGAAAAAAAAAGCAACGAACCCCAAGCGAATTCGCCTAAAACCGACAATGAAAGCGGTGACGAACTGAAAGACCCGCACAGCCTCGAATATATGTCTATTGACCAGCTTAAACAGGAATTATCAATTCTTGGCATTTCGCACAGAACAAACGCAAGCAAAGCCCAGCTAATAGAAATGCTTTCGCAAGCGCAGGCAGCGGGGAAAAATGAATGAATTTCGCAGCGCAAATAGAAACCGATTTTGATTCCGTGTTTATGAACACGGGAGAATTCGGGCGTGTTTGCGCTTGGAACGGCCAGCCTTTGAAGATAGTGGAGAGCGCGGCTTTGGATGGCGAGGCTCGCGAGGCCGAAGGCGTTAATGTGCAGCGAAAAAAAATTATCTGCAAGCGCAGCGATTTGCAGCCCCCGCCTGCGCCCACGGAAGAAATCACGCTTGATGGCGAGCCGTGGTATGTTTACGATGTTCAAAAACCGCTTGCGCATTTGATTATAATTCTTGAGCGGAGGGTGGCATGATAAATATAACAGTCGGACTTGCCAACGAGCCACAAGTAAAGAGATTTTTGAATGAATTACCTCACAGGTTCAATCAAGCTATTACAAATGCCGTTAATGAAACCGCCACCAAGTTGAGGAGAGAAGCGAGAAAGGAAGTTAAAAAAGAGTTGAATATTCAAAAAGATAATGAAGAATATAAAATGAAAATAGAACAGGCGAGCGTATTCACAGGGCAAATAGCGGCAAATTTAATATTTAAAGGTTCTCAAGTGCCGTTGAGCAAAATGAGCGGGGCTATCCAAAAAAAAGAAGGCGTTAGATTCGATATTTTAGGAAAAGCTCACTCCCTTCCCGGCTCATTTTTTGCCAAGATGAAGAGTGGGCACAGAGGAGTTTTTACTAGAGAAAACGAGGAAGTAATGAGCCTTCCAATAAATGAACGTTTCACCGCCTCCATTCCACAAATGGCTGTTTCAGAAAAAACTGATATACCGGAAGAATTGCAAAAGAAAGCGCAGGAAACATTTGAGAAAGTTTTTGTTGAGGAATGCGCGGAGCAGCTTGCCCTCATGGGGGCCAAGTGAGAGATACTTTTTCATTGCTGAAGGATTTGCAAAGCGAGCTTGGAAAACATTTCAGCGGCAGCTTATTTCCCATTCCCAAAACAAAACCGGAAGAAGAAAACGGATTTCGCGCCCCAATAATCAACATAGGACATTTGCCGCCCAAACGCTCAATGCCTGCAAATGCGGATTTTCCCAAAACATCGGATGACCCTCCGTTTATCATTATTCGGCTTTGGGAAGGCACGCAATGGAAAAAAAACGCAGTCGGAAACCGAGTGCATGAAATTAAAATTGGTTTTCTCTGCGGGATTTTCTCAAGTGAAAACTCGGAAGAAACGGAAGCCGGATATAATTATATAATTAACATGGCAGATGGCGTTCAGCAAGCTTTGTTTTCAAAGCGTTACTGGGGCAGCGATAATTGGAGCATAGAAGGGCCTATAGAGTGGAAATTGGGATTGCAGAAAGAGTTGGGAATATATAATGCGGGGCTTCAAACGCATCCGTTTTACGGAGCGATTGTGACGGCGACTTTTGAAGGGCCTGCACTGGAATTTCCCCCCATGAATGGAATTACAAACGCAGAGGAGAAATGATTATGCCAGAAGAAATAAAAAAGAACGATAAACCGCCAGCGAAGCCTGTTCCCCCGCCGCCTCCCAGGGGCGAGAAAAAGGGAGAGAAGGTTATTTACCTTGGGCCTCCGATGACGGAGGCTGGCTTCTCGATAAATTACGGAGCAATCTATTCCAACGGGCTTCCCGAAGAAGTCAAAGAGAAAGCGAAATCGGACAGCGCGTTTTCGAAGCTGCTTGTGCCAGTTGGCGAGGCGGCAAAAACAATGCGCGAGCTGGCCCGGCCAGGCTCGGACTTGCTGGCGGCCAAAACAAAGGTAGGCAGGGAATATTTAGAGCGCAAGCGCAACAAAGGAGGCAAATAATTATGTCAGAGTTTTTTCACGGCGTTAAATCGCGGCAGGTTCCCACGAGCCTTCTGCCGCCTGCGAGCGTGTCCACGGGTTTGGTAATGGCTTGGGGCTGCGCCCCGATACACAGGCTGGATGCGGAGCAGCAGGCAAAATCCAAGCCGGGCACGATAGGCTTGGTTTTCAGCAATGCGGAGGCCGGGCAGCAGTTCGGCATAGATGCGGCAAAGGATGATTTTGAGAAATGGACTTTAAGCGAGGTTGCGTTCAGCCGGTTCACGCTGTTCGGCGTTGCCCCGCTTATATTGGTTAATCTGTTTGACCCGCTCGTTCACAATAAAAATGTCACGGGCGAGAGTTTGGAATTTGCAGATGGCGTGGCAAATTTGAAAAATGCCGATGTGATTGGCGATGTGCTGCTCAACAATGGCGCGTTTGCGGAAAGCACGGATTACACGCTGAACCGCATCACCGGCGAAATAGCGGCAATAGAGGGCAGCAGCTTGGCGACAGCCGTTCAGCAGGGAACAGCAATAACCGCAAATTACAAATACGCAGCCCCGGAGCTTGTGACCGCCGCCGACTGCATAGGCGGCTATGACATTGCGACCGGCAAAACCACCGGCCTCGAATTGGTGAAAATGGCATTCCCCCGCTTCCGCATGGTTCCCAACAGCCTCATAGCTCCCAAGTTCAGCGAGGATGCTTCTGTGGCCGCTGTTTTGGCCGCCAAATGCGAGCGCATAAACGGCGTGTTCAATGCGGTGGCATTTGCCGACATTCCCTCCGATGGCGAAAGCGGCGTTAAAAATTACGCCGATGTTCCCAAATACAAAAACGACAACGGCTTGGTTTCGGAAAACCTTTATCTGTGCTGGCCGAAAATAAAATTCGGCGACCGGCTTATGCGCATGAGCACGCAAGCCGCTGATATGTGCGCCGCAGTTGATATAGCCAACGGCGGAATACCGTTCAGCAGCCCGTCAAACAAAAACTTGCAGTGCCAGTCGGCGGTAGCCGGAGGCGAAGAGGTGTGGCTTGACTTGACAGAGGCAAATTATTTGAACGCAAACGGCATAGCGACCGCCTTCAACTTCACAAACGGGTGGGTGCTGTGGGGCAACCGCACGGCGTGCTTCCCCGGCGTTACCGACCCTAAGGACACATTCCTAGCGCACCGCAGGCTCTTGGCTTGGTATGGCAACAGGCTTATTCTTTCATGGATTCAAAGAGTGGACTTTGCTATTAACACTCGCCAAATCCAAACAATATTAAGCAGCGAGCAGATAAACATAAACACGCTTCAGGCCGCCGGTGCGATAACAGGAGGCCGCATCGTGTTTATGGCAGAAGAAAACAGCGTTTTGGATATTATGAATGGCGCTATTCTGTTTCATGTTTTCCTGGGCTTGGTGGCCCCAAACGAGAAAATAGAATTTCTGCTTGAATATGACCCATCGTATATAGAGGCATTGTTTGCCGCATAAGGAGGAACTATGGAAGAAATGAACATAAACTACGAAGCGTATCTGGACGGCAAACGCCTGCTTGGAACCGTGCAGATAACGCAGCCCAATTTGCAGTCAATGACACAGGAAATAAAAGGCGCGGGGATAGCCGGAAGCGCGGACGTGCCTGTGCTTGGGCATTTCCAAGACATGACGGGCACCATCGCATTCAGGACGGTTACCCCCGATGTGAAAAAAATACTTGCGCAGCAGTACCATCACATTGAGTTTTGGGCCGCCGTGCAAACCTTTGACCCCGCAACCGGAAAAAAGACACCCAAGCAGCACAAAGTCATTTGGCGAGCGATGCCGAAGGGAACCAATCTTGGCACCCATGCCGTAGGCGAGTTGCAGAACAGGGAAATTGAATTCAACATAATTTATCTGAAAGAATTTTATGACAATGATTTGGTGCTGGAAATTGACAAGTTCAATTACATCTACAATGTTGGCGGCGAAGATTTGCTGTCCAGCGTTAGAAGCATAGTAGGGCTTTAATCCATTGGAGGCATCATGAACGCAGACAAAGTGCTTGACAACTTCACCATTCCCAAAAAATACAAGCTCACGAAGCCGGTGACGGTTGGGGATAAAACATATTCAGAGTTGGATTTGAATTTTGACGAATTGACTTCGGAAGATATGGAATCAGTAGCCAAGCTGCCAGGCTGCAATTCGGGCGATGCAAACATGAACGAGTTTTCCAAAACTTATTTAATGCACATAGTCGCTTTGGCGGCGGGAATTACTATTAACGAAGTCCGCAAATTTGCCATAGCTGATGGCACGGCATTGACTATAATGGCCCAAGGTTTTTTAATGAGTGCGGCTTCAAGAATCACTGCTCAATGATGGAATTGGTAGTGATGCTGGCACGCGCTACCTACACTCCGATTGATTCGTTTTTGAAGCTGCCTGTTATCCGTTTGAAAAGCTGGTGCCAAGTGGTTGCTAATGTTTTAGGGAGAGAGAATAAAAAATAATGGCAAGTGTGCGTAAATTTATGGAAACGGCGTTTGCGATTGGCGGCCAGCTTGACCCGTCATTTGACAAAGCTCTAGGAACTGCTCAAAAGCAGCTTGCAGACGCATTCAAGAAAGGCGGCGAAGAAGCCTCTTTGATTAGGGCGCAAAAGCAGGTCACCGATTCAATAAAAAACATAGGCCAGGCCGCGAACAAAATGGGCGCGGCGTGGGGAAATGTTGTGTCCTCCATTGTAGCCCCCCTGAAAACAATAGGAATGCTTGGGGTGGGTGGCGGCGCGGCTGTTTACGGGCTTGCTACTTCAACCGCAAAGCTGGGAAGCGATGCGGTGACTTCCGCAAAAAAAATAGGCATGACAACGCAGGAATACAGCAAATTGGCTTATGCCGCCGGTCAAAGCGGCGTTTCGCAGGAAAATCTGTCGTCATCGCTTAAAAAGCTGAATCAGAATATAGCAGGCGCAGCCAAAGGAAACAAGGAGGCGCGGTTTGCGTTTGAACGGGCTGGCGTTAGCATATATGATGCCGGGGGCAAGCTTAAAAGCACCAACCAAATAATGCTTGAGGCCTCCAATATGTTCGCAAAAATGCCCGAAGGCATTTACAAGGCTGATTTGGCGATGGCTCTTTTTGGCAAGAGCGGCGCGGACATGGTTCCGCTCATGGAAAAAGGCAGCAAGGAAATAGAGCATTTGCGCGGAGAGGCCGAGCGGCTGGGCATAGTGTTCAGCGATGACGAGGGAATGAGGGCCTCCGGGTTCATGGAGAGCTTGGGCAACGTAAAGAGCGCGGTGCAGGGATTGGGCATTGCGGTTGGAAAGCAACTGCACGAGCCATTGACAAGGGTAAACAAGGCGGTCACCGAATGGATTGTGGCAAACCGAGAAATGATAAGCTCGAAGGTGGCGGAGTTTATTAAAGAATTCAAAAGCCATCTGCCAGCGATAAAGGAATTTTTGATAAATGCGAAAGATGCGGTTGTGTCATTCGCAACATCCGTGAACAACGTGGTTCAAGCGATGGGCGGGTGGACTTCGGTAATAAAGGGCGTTGCGATTGCGTGGGGCGCGTTTAAAATAGCAAACGTAGCGATGGCTCTGTTCGGGGCAATTAAGGCTACTGTGGCTTTCGCTGCCGCATTGAAAACGGGCATAGCTGTAGTTCTAACATCAGTTAAGACATTTGGGCTTATGGCGACCGTAGGCAAGGTGATGACAGGCGCGTTGCTTGGAATTTCCGCTCCGATAGCAATAGCGATGGGGGCCATCGCCGCGCTGATAGCCATAGGCGTTCTTCTGTACAAGAATTGGGATAAAATTGCGAATTGGTTCAAAAGCGTAAAATGGTTGAGCGATTTCGCATCATACATTGGCGAAAAGATAGACCGCATAAAGGCGATGTTCAGCGAAGGCTTCATAAATGGCATTACGCAGTTGCTCAAGGAGTTTAATCCTTATTCCATTCTCAAC